AGACTATTATATCAATAGGCCCGTAACAGTATCTATAAAAATAAATACAGATAACCCAGTTACGGTAGGCACATTTAGGATTTTGGATCTTAGCTTCAATGGAGATTTGATTGAGATACAAATGGCTGCAAAAAGACCATGGGACAATATACAGTCCCCATCAGAAAAAAGCGATACAGGCGTTTATGTGCCGATTGTTTATGGAGACTACACTGGCGCTGTAGCAAATTCAACAGTCTCTACAAATAATGTATTTATGGACAATGCTTCAGTCTTCCCAGCGCCAAGAACAAGTAATAGTGGTACTAATATTTATTTTCTAGCGCCCCAAAGCTATGGTAGCGGTGTAGTAACAAATTTTTACGACAGAAGAGCAGATCTATTTGTACACTTAGAAGAAAACAGCGCAGCAACTGTAACTAGAGATAGTCAAGATGCTTTTGAAGTAAAAGGAATACTAAATAAGACATATAAATTTAGACCTAAAGCAGTCACTTCAAGTACAAATTTTAGCAACACTGCAAACGCTATCAATACAAACCAGTCAGATGGCGCTACGTCTTCAACTTTTACAGCAAACGGGCAAAGCCAAACTGCTGACATTAACTTTGAGCTACCCTCTATAACTGGTAATTTTACACAAGCGAGTCTAAGGATCTCAGCTACCATTACAGTAGCCAATCATTCTGGCAATTCTGATGATATAGCGACACTATCGCATAGGTCCTTTGGGTCTGATACAACATTACTATCTAGGGCTGTCAATGGTACCGCAACCTTGGCTGTAAGCACTAATACAAATATATTATCGCTAATTCAAAGCAATAACGACAGACTGCCAGATGATCTAGAATTAAGGTTTCAACTTGCGAGCTTGCAAGTCACAACAACACAAGCGACTTGCGTTATTAATGATATCTATCTGTTTTTCAAGATACAAGAAGACATAGCAAATGAGCCTAATGCAGCTGCGTTAGCTGAAATTAACTTAGACAAGATATATTCTGGTAACGATGGACTACCAGCTTCATGGGATAGTTCTGCAATCACCAAGATACATGAGATACATAGGGATATATTAATAAGATTCTCAGGTGTTACGACAAGCACCCCATCAGGATATTCAGATCTTGACACTGCAAGGTCGCAGACTAACAAAGAATGGTTTGCTAGATTTTGGCAGCTGGAGCCAGAGATAACACAAAGGCTTTTGGAAAAGCTACAGTTTGAAGGTGGATTTGTTTTTAGATTTAAAAGTGATGACTCGCCGCAATATATATTTGTCAAGGATAGTTATAGTGGCGTAGACCATACAATATCAAAGAACGACCTGTCTCGTATTAAGATCAGGAATACACCGTTTGGAGATCTAAAGACCAAATATATTTTAAATTACGAGAAGCATCCAGCAAGGAATAGTCATATAAAGACACAAACCTCTACAAACGCTACATCAAGGACTAATTTTAATATTGACACAAAAGAAAACACAGAGCAGATAGATTTAGACTATTTAGTGTCTAACGGGGCTGGAACAGTTGGAGCAACAGACCTAACGACTGGTAGCGTCAATGATGGGTTTGCAAATTATTATGGATATTTAGTTTCAAACATAAAACTATTAGTAGATGCAGATGTTGTAAATCCAGAGCTAATAGGTATAGAGGTAGGAGATACTGTTAAATTTGACAATACAGATATGTATCCAGAAAAAGCTTTTGGATCTAACTGGACAAACAAAGTATTTATGGTGACTAGTGTAAATCGTAGACCAGGTAAATTAAATGTATCATTTAGGGAAGTAGGAGTTATTTCATAATGGCAAAGTTTTTATTATATTCAGTTGACGGCAGAGAGGGGTCTGCTTCTGTAGACAGTGGGTCTATTGATCCTGGCGGTGGTGCATATTCCAGCAATGCAAGCAAAGTCACCAATGACGAGCGTTTAGTAGATGGTAGTGTAGCGACAGCTGCAAACTTTACTGCTCAACATGCGGCAGTTAGGGTAGACAAAGGAGCAGCCGCTATTGATACCGTTGACTCTTTTGCGTTTCATTCTACAGCAGCTGGTGATAATGGATTACAAGTATACACCAACTCTTCATCAAGCACTTCAACCGACACAGAAAAGCTTACATTTGGTAGTATTATTCAAGGCTGGAACGTAAGTGCGCAAGGCAAAAGTCGCGCTGATAGCGAAGCAAAGCTTACCGCTTCTGATTCTGAAAGATATTGGTATGTTGCGGCTCATGAAGCAGCGGTATCTACGATAACAGAAATAATGTTTGCCAAACAAGTAGATCTTAAGAATGTAACATTGTCAGGCACGGAAGGCGTTACAAATGGTAACAGGGTAATACAAAGCCAAGGTGGAGTGCAGTTCTCAAACAAAAGACATGACGGTATAAAGTTCTGGAACTTCGATCTTAGCTTTATAAGCGCAACTTACAAAGCAGAATTAGAAGCTATGCGAGATGCGGTCTTTGGGTCACATGATAAGATAATTTACTACGATGATAACAACTACAACCTGGTTAGACTTTCTGACGACTCTTTGCAGTTCAAAGAGGTTGCGTTCAACGTATTTGAAACAAAGATAAAACTAACAGAACAGCTATCTTAAAATACCTCATTTAAAGTAAGGTATGGCTTTTATAATCCAAAGCCTAAAGGAGGCGGATCAATTGATGCTATTGCTGATAAAAGATATACA